CTAAGCATGGCAAGAGGGCGGCGCAGGTCATCCTGAACGTTCTCAAGAAAAACAAAGAAACGCACACAGGCGGATGTAAAGCGCTCTACACCCCCGGGGAATGGAGGAAGCGGGGTGAAGAATACGGCTTAAAGTCCGAGCTGGTTGTCGTCCATGACGGTGGTGATGTGGCTTCGTATTTCAATTATGATTACGAGGAATACGGCCGTTGTGACGAGATGACGAATGCACTCGGTTCAAAAGGGTTGTTTGCTGAACCATGCACGTCATGGTACACGGCAGTCTATTGTCTATAAATCTTGCCCCACCAAAAAGTGCGCTGGCTGTAAAAAGCCAGCGCCTTTTCTTGTCTCTGCCCGGTCCTGGGCAAAAAATCCCTTGACTTTTATAGTGAAGTTTAACACATTCGAAGCATGCCGAACATTACAGAGTACGATGCGGACAAATACAGAGATGGCGGCGAAGGAATGGTCGCATGGTGTAACGATCATGTTCGGGTGTCCGTTTACCCCGTCGGTGAGACTATTCCAACCTGGATGTTAATGGGAAAGCTCCCAGATACCCCCCACCCGGAAACAGGCCGTTCATACAAGGAAATGTGGGAAGGGCAACAGGAAATTCTTAAAGCAGCCCTTCAGATGAAAGACAACAGGTTTATTCATAAGCTGATTGTCTTGTGCTGGCAACGAGGTGATGGGAAAAGCCTGATGGTTTGCCTGATCGTGCTGTGGAAATTCTTCAACTGGCCCCGCCAACAGATTGTTTTGGGGGCGAACTCGGCATCCCAGGTCAGGTTCGTCCACTACGATATCATCAGGGACATTATCCTGAACTCCCCCAAGCTGCTTTCCAAAATAGGCCGCAGGAATATCAAAGAAAAAGAAATCACCATCGTTGACAAGGTGAAAAAACGCCAATCAATCATACGTGCCATTTCATCGTTTAGTGGCATCATGTCCAACATATCAGCTTATACATTCTCAGAGATGTTTGACATGAAGAACCCAAAGTTCTTCGTGCAAATCGATGGGTCTACGAGAAACATCCCAAACGCTCTCGGACTTATCGATTCAACCGTGTCTGAAAAAAGCCACGTCCTGTACCGTCTGTACGAAACATCCAAAAAGAAAAAAGACCCCGCCCTTTTCTTCTCCTATAGGTTCAGCCAGAAGGGAGATGCGAAAGACTTCTTCAACCCTAACATGACACAGCAGCAGCTTGATTCCTACAAGGAAAAATTCCCGTTCGGGGAGTTCGAAAGATACTTTAAAAATCTGTGGTCCGCCGGGGCAGAGCGTGTATTCACGGACGAAATGATAGAAGCGTCCAACTACCTCGGGATCGACAAGCAGGTGAACGTCCATCCGGCGTTGATGGAAATCATGACCTCAAAGCACACCCTCATGCGGCAGGAGCAGAAAATCATCACCCGTGCGGGAGACCCGGAGTTGAACGAAGCGAAGAACCCCGAGATCGTAGCTCAGTTGGAAAGCCAGCACGAACCCTTGTTCGATGAGATGGAGCGCAGGCTGTGGCCTGTCTCCAACGCCTATGAGTTGCGGGATACGATAACAGGCACGCCGGCCATGGCGACCATTGAAGACTTGAACAAAATGAGCGAAATCTACGATACGGACTGGGCGATCCTGACCGGGATGGACAGGGCAGACCCCATGAAAGCCAGAACAGCGGCCAGGACAGTCGTTATCGCTGTGGCCAAGGGGTTGGCGGGCAGCAGGACAAACCCCTTCCCTGTGGACGAATCCGAGGCTCCCAGGTATCTATATATTTTACTGCACCTGGCAAACATCGAAGATCATTCCATCGAGGTGGTGCAAGACACTCTAATCGCTATCAAGGACGAGTTCGACGGGATCGACTCCTTCGGGACTGAACGATGGGGTGCGGTTGACCTCGTCAGCTGGTGTGACAGCAACAACATCTCAGCGAACATTTATTACCCGACATACTCCAGGCAGCGTACCATGTTCACGGAATTGTTTCTGGCGTACAAGAACGGGCGGTTTAAAACACCCCCCGTCTGGGTGAGGGGGAGCAAAGAGGACGATGTTCTGAAAGAAGAAGTGGGAGTATTCGACCACAACCCGGCTGCCTCCAAAGGAAAATTCGGCAGCCCGGAGAAGCGGGACAAGTACGGCAGGCAGGATGACTGCATGTTTGCCCTGGGGAGCGCCATCTACGGCGGATTAAGCCTGGGGGTTGAAGCCTTCCGGGAACGAAAAGGCATGAAAAGCTACGGGTTCTTTTACCAGGACACGGGATTGACGGGGAGTTATAGATGATGATGAAAAAAAACTTGACAACGCTAATTAACGCGTGTTAGGGGGAAAGATGGTCGCACGCACACAAACCTATGATGATTATGTCAGCACGAAATCAAAAAAGAAATCAGAGAAAGTCCGTTGTTCCAAGTGCGTTGCGCTCTTATTTATTGCCTCACTTAAATTTTGGGATACGAACCATGGAATAGAAATCAAGTGTCGAAAATGCGGATTCATTAACAGTTTTTAGAGGCAGCTTGAGCGCTTCGAGCGCCACATAAAACCCTTTTCCACTAAGGGAGCTTTTCGAAAGCCTGGATGAGAACAGAGATGTTCTTTGCCAGGCTTTTTTTGTTTGGGAGACGCATGACAATCAAATTTGAAGACATACCGGACGAGTACCTGGAAGCTATGATGCACGAGTTTCCAGCAGTAGACATGAGCGTGCCGTGGCAGTATGATGTTGGAACCGGAACAACCCGTGGCACGGACGCAGACGGTTTTTCCTCCACCCCCTCCACAGACAAGAGCGACGATTCCTTCACAAGAGAAATATTGCAGGAGCAATGCTGGCTGAAGTTCCAGCGGACCCCGCAGGTGAATACCGCTTTGCGTGGAATGGGTGGCCGCATGGCAGGGGAAGGGTTTGAGACCAGCTCTGACATCCCGGAAATCCAAGACGCCATTGAAGAGATAGAGCTTGATCCCCGCAACCGCCTTTACAACTTTTGGCCGAAGTACGTTGTGCGCTCCTTAATAGAAGGGGAGCTTAGGCTTTGCGCCACGGTCCACGACGACGGGTTTATCGAGATCGACTTCATCGATCCGGCCTGCGTCAGGTCCAGCGAAGAAGAAAGCGGAATCATTTATCACCCGAACAAGACCACCATGCCGTTGATTTATTGCATCAAAGACGACGACAAAAACATCAACGAGCAAATCCCCTCCATCTTTATCGCCCGATACCCGGAGCTGATAACCGTAGCAAAAGACCAACGCGGGTTTTCATCAAAAGCACTCAGGAACAGCCGGAGCCGAAAAAAGAAATTCGCATCGATCGGCGGGTTTAAAAGGTTCATCATCGAGTGGGACAAGTCCTACATTACAAAACGCAACGTGAGTTATGTGCGGACTACCCTTGAGTGGCTAAACCATTACGAAAACCTCAAAAAATATGAAATCGACCACAAAAAATCCGCCGGAGCATACGTGTGGGCGTTCCAGTTCAAGGACATCCGGTCTTGGATCGAGTGGATGCGGATGTCAGACTCGGACAGAGCCAAGACCGGAATTTCCATTCCGAAAACCCCCGGCGGCTCCCTCGTTCTCGGGCCGAACATGGAAGTTAAAGTCCTGAACCCCAACCTTCCCAACATATCAGACTCCGATACTGACATCCTGCACCAAATAACGAGCGGCTTGAACGAGCCGGAGGACGTTTCAACGGGGCAGTCCAAGGGGACGTTCGCATCGGTGAAAGCATCCCGTGGCCCCTTCAGTGACCGCACAAGCGATGAAGTCAGCTACTTTGAAAAGTTCTTGAGGCATGACTTCTGGAGCGGAGTGTTCTTTTTAAAAAGCGCAGTCAGCTCGTTCCCGAAATTATTCGAAATTGAGAAAGCGATAAGTTTCAAGAACAAGAAAGTGAAGTTTAAAAAGCTCAAGCGAAGGCCCGAATTGGAGCCATTGCTAGACATTACCTTCCCCACAAGCGAAGTCGGCGACATCGAATCCCTGGCCAGGGCGTTCTTCGGGGCCAAGCACGCGTCGCTCCACGACACCGCAGCTGTACCCCTCGAAACCCTTGTCAAGAAAATGGGGCTGGGTAACTCCCGTAAGCTCCGGTTGCAATACGAGACTGAGAAAAAACTGTACCCGGAATTACCCCTGAACATGGACGCTGAAAGCATGCAGGAAAAACTACAGGCTGAGCCGGCACGCCCGGGGGAGCCAAAGAAACCAGAAAAGGAGAAACCAAGTGGAAAAGATGAGCCTAAGCCGACTGGCAAATGAAGTCATAAACACCCCGCTGATGATCCTGCCCGACAAGCTGGATGTCATCCTGGGCGTGATTGGTGACCGGATAGGCGTCGACTCGGTGGAAATTCAATCCCTCGGCTATGATATGGACGCCGGGAAAAAACAACTTAAAGATGTTCCAAAGAATATATCGGTCATTCCGGTGTTCGGCTCCCTGGTAAACAGAACTCACGGCCTTGACGCCATGAGCGGGCTGACCACCTACGACAGCATCCGGAACGACTTCAGGGCGGCCCTTGACTCCGACTCCGACGCCATCCTGCTCGACATCGACAGCCCGGGAGGATCGGCTTCGGGTGTGCTGGACCTGTCTGACGAAATCTACGCGGCCCGTGGGGGAAAACCCATCTACGCCGTAGCCAACGAGAATGCCTTCTCAGCCGCATACGCCATCGCCTCCGCTGCGGACACAATCTTTTTGTCCAGAACCGGCCATGTGGGGTCCATCGGAGTTATTGCGGTCCACCGCGACCAGAGCGCCGCAAATGAGAAGGAAGGGGTCAAATACACCTCTATCTATAAAGGGGACAGAAAGACGGATTTAAGTCCACACCAGCCGTTGTCGGACGAAGGCAAGGCCATGCTGGAAGATGAAGTATCAGACCACTACGACCTCTTTGTTAAAACAGTCGCACGTAACAGGGGTATCCCTGAAGCGCAGGTAAAGGCTACGCAAGCCGGTATGTTCATGGGCGAGAAAGCTGTTCTGAAGGATCTTGCCGATGAGGTGCTTGCCTTCAGCGATGTCCCTTCAAGGATATTGACTGATTTAAATGTGAACCTTGAAAGAGAGGAGGATATCGCAATGACGACCAAAAAAGAAGAAGCAAAATTAAAGGAAAAGGAGGTGAAAATCATGAACGCACAAGAATTGCGGGATAAGTATCCCGACATGGTGTCCGAAATTGAGGACGCTGTAAGCATGAAACTTTCTGCTGAGTTTACGGAGAAAGAAACTGTTATGCAGGCTGAAAACGGTTCTTTGAAAGAATCTGTCTTGAAGCTGCAAAAGTCCGAAGCGATTCGCCAGGTACGGGAAGTTAAGGCGGACGCTGATTCGATCTGGACCCAGGCATTGAGTGGAAGTGACGTACCTGAAAGACTTCATGACAAGGTGAAAGTCCAGGTATCCCACGATAAGTTTGTCCAGGACGGACTTCTTGACCGGACCGGTTTCGCTGATGCCGTTAAGGCTGAAGTTGAAGACTGGGAAACCAAGGGCGCTACATCCCAGGTTATGGGAACCGGTTTCTCATCTAAAGATGTTGAAGATGAAGGAGCCACTAAACTAAAACGCGAAGAGAAAACAGACGAGGCTTTGGCCGACAGTCTGTTTGAGGCTTCAGGTGGATCTAGAGAGGGGGTGAAATAATATGCCGTTAGGACAAACTCCATATGTATTCAGGGGCGGGCAGGAAGATCTGAAAAGGCTTTTCTATTCTGACCCTGACAAAGCGTTTGCAAGAGCGATCACTATTCCCGCCGGTTACGGTGTTGTTAAGGCCGGGGCGGTTATGGGGATCATCACGGAAAGCACGAACAGGGTAGGCCAGTATGTGCCTTATACTGGGCTGGACGCTGCGGGTAACGTAGCAGCGGGTATTGCCGATCTGTTCGGCGCTGCGTTCTTGACCACTGGCCCGACTACGGGAACCACTGGTCAGGTCACTATGGCGGACAGTTACAAGTTTGCCGTCGGTGATCACCTGGTAGCAGGTGACAGCGATCTTTCCAACACAGACCTCGGCGCCATTACTGCCATTGACCGGACGACGTACAGCCACATTGCAGAAATTACGGTAACAAACTCGTTTGACTCTGAAACCCTTGCCAAGGGTGCTGTAATTACCATCCAGAGCGCAACCGGGTCTCCGTATGTGGCAGGCATTGGTATCTTGAAGGCTGCTGTAGACACCGGTGTTGGCGAAAACGCCAAGGGCGGCCAGGGAGTCATCGTGATCAGTAACGCCATGATGTACTCTGCTAATCTGTATAACTGGAATTCGGACGTTGTGACCGACATCGGTGGGTCTGACAGTGATCCGTATTACATCTTTTAAACAAAATTGAAAGGAGGTGAAACGATATGCCTATAGGAATAAACGATATCTCGGCACTTAGACTTACAGTGCTGAATAAGCTGGTCACGAAGTATTTGGTGCCACCCAACCTGGTGCTCAAGAATATGTTTCGGTCCGTGAACTACGAGTCCGACAACATTGAATGGGAATCCCAGATCGGTAGCAGGGGGCTTACCCCATTCGCCGCAGAAGATGCGGAGAGTCCGGCAGCCGCTGTCCCTGGAGTCGGTGAGAACTCGGCGCACGCTGCGTTCTGGAAAGAGCGAACCTTTTTTGGCTCGTCCTTTTTGAACAACATCCGTGAGCCTGGGACTGATCGCAGATACCAGAGAGCAGCCAGAACCCTCGGGAACCAAGTCCGGAACCTCAGCAACAGGAGCAACCGGCGAGAGGAATGGATGCTGGCTCAGATGCTTTGCAATGACGGGTTTACGTATAAGGACAAGAACGGGGTTTACATTACCCTGGACTACGGAATCCCGGATGACAATAAGGTTTCCCTCGGCGCCGACTACAAGTGGGATGCGGGAACCAAGCGGAACATCGCTGAGAACATCTTTGACGCCAAGCTGGCGGTGAGCAATGCGAACGCCGGTGTTTTGTCAGATGCGATCTTCACGAGCGAAGTCCTCAAGTACATGATTTTTGATGACACCATCCAGACGCTTTTACAGAAGTCATCCTATGGACAGGGGGATTTA